AAAGAATATTTAACAGCACTGTTAGAGTCAACAACTGAAATGTTTTGGAATATTCCTAATAATGTTATTCCTGTAGATAGTTTTAAATTTGATTTATACTTTAGTCAAAAGGATGGCGCATTTACCTACGATCGAAATATTAATCATGTGTTCTTAAATGGAAAGCATTTTGACGGTATTACTCTCTACAGTAAGAATTCTGTAATCACTGAACGTGAATTTACCAACAGATTTATAGCAAATAAAAAAGAATGGGATGTAGTAGCATCTACCCCTAAACCGTTTGATATTGTATTCATTTCATATAACGAATTAACAGCTGATGATCATTATGCTAAATTATTAGAAAGATTTCCTAGAGCATTGAGAATACATGGCGTAAAAGGAATTCACCAAGCGCATATTGAAGCGGCTAAATTAGCAACCACTGAAATGTTTTGGGTTGTAGATGCTGATGCGATAGTCGTTGATGAATTTAATTTTGAATTTGATTATATTCCATTTTATAATGTACAAAGTAGAAAAATGCTTAGAAGCATTGTACACGTATGGGAAAGCAAGAATCCTATTAATAATCTAGTGTATGGCTATGGCGGTGTAAAACTATTACCACGTGAATTGACAATGAATATGTTGACAACTACTACTGATATGACTACTAGTATTAGTTCTAAATTTAAAGCTATGCCCTCGGTATCTAACATAACGGCATTTAATACAGATCCGTTTAGTACTTGGAAATCAGCATTCCGTGAATGTGTCAAACTATCAAGTAACGTAATTGATGGTCAGATTGCTAGTGAAACTGAAGAGCGATTAAATGAGTGGTGTGTACTAAATGATTCAGTATCATATGGATTTTATGCCTACGTAGGCGCACTCGCCGGTAAAGCGTACGGTCAAGAAAATGCCGGCAACATACCGGCACTGTCCTTAATTAATGACTTTGATTGGTTACAAACTCAGTTTGACACTAGTTCAGTTGCCATCGGAAAGATTTGAGCAATAACTTTGGCACAGGCAACGGCAACTTCTTGATGTTCTTTCTGTGTGCCGTTAGCACTACGTAATTCAATAAAGTGAATCCAGCTACGTAGTGTGCCATTCATATATAAACGGCTTTCAATAAGTCCTTCTGGCAATACAGCACGGGCTTGCTCTTTAGCAATGCCATTTTTAATAGCCCACTCGTATTCACGTTGCGCCGCATAGATAACTCGTTGTTGAGCTCTAAACCATTCGTTTTGTAACAAGGTATCATCAACTTCTACACTGTTCTGGCGGTTCTTCGGATCTTGGAGTCTTGCCTCTCTTGTAACAAAATTAAGGTCTTTAGTAGGGTCTGCGTATCGTTGGCTAAATTCTTGAAAACTAAAACTCCTATGTCTAAGGATTTGTCTAGCAATATCTCTAGTAGTGGTAATTTCAATACACGCACTAACCATTTCAAGTGGGCTCCAATGCTGGTGCTTAACCAAGTACTTGATAAGTTTTTCTGATGTCTCTGTGTTAAATTGATTGGAAGGATTGCTAACACGGGCGCAGTACGCAATAAGTTCTTGCGCATCTGCGAGCCCTAAATTTTTAAATTCTTCTGTTGGTTGTGAATAGGATAAGAGCTTAACATTCATAGTTTTCTATTTTTTAAAAATTTCTCAGTGGATTTTTCTATATCTTTTTTAACTTTAATTGTATCAAGTTTAAAATCAATATTGTCAATCCGTTTTTCATATGCCTTAAATAATTCCGACAACGACTTTTCGAAAGATTCCCATCCATCTTTTTTTGTTTTAGCTGTAACTTTTATTTCCCAAGTCTTGCCATCTTTAAAATTAACCAGTACCGCATGGAGATACCTAAGTGGTAACACGTTGAGTTTTACCTCTCCGAATACTTCTGGCCAATGCTCAATGACTTCTTTGGGAAGGATTCTTCCCGCAGTCATCACTTAGTTTTTTTGGTCGGAACCAACTCCTCGGCCAAACGGCGCATAGCGGCAGCTTCTTTAGCTAGCTTATCAGCTTGTGAGCGATAAAACTTAGCTTGGTCTTCTGGAGTGCCTGCTGGAGCAACTACTGGCTTAGCGACATCAGGAGTACTGACTGGCAATTTTTTAGCTGAGGCTATATCAGTTGGTGTAGNATTATCGCCCAACGATGGAGCAATTGACAATCCATCTACAGCAATACCGCGTTGCTCGGCAATTATTTGGTTTAATTCAGAAAGCAAAATAGACACACCAATTGACGGAGTCATTTCAATTTGGTCAGTGCCTACTTTAATTAGACGACCTTTTGAATGTAGACTTGGCAACATGCGACTGCCATCTGGAAATTGGGTACGATCCAGTGCCTCAGCAAACTCATATGCTTCTTGAGCAGTTGCACTTTCAACTAGATTAATAAGCGCATTATGATATTGATCATCTAAGCTTTCAGTTGGTACAACTAGTGCGCTATAGGCGTCACCTGGTAAAGTTCTATAAGCAACAAGTACTTTCTTATTTGATGCTTTAATTCTACCTACGTGTTTTAATGATTGTGCCATATTAGGCTCCTTGTTTAGATGCTTCTGCTTGTTTAGCAACTTGATCTAAGAATGTTGTTAGCTTGTTATATGTTTGACCTACAACGGCCATTTCGTTTGGTTTAAATGCGCCGCGCGAACTAGCAATATCGATAATAACTTTCATTGCGTTAAGATCGTTAATATTAAGTTCAGCCGCATTTTCTTGCGATTGTTCAGTTGTTGCTTCTTGATTTGTTTCCACTTGATCAGTCATGGTATCTCCTTAAATTAAGTGTGTATATAATTTATCTCGATTGTAAATGTGGGCAGGCAATTGTGAAGAAGCTAAGTTCTTTTTCACTTTCAAAACCAATGCGTGTAGTATATACAATCGTGTTAGTGTAATCTAAAGTTAGATCTTGCCCAATGTAATATCTATTATTTAGATTATGGGTGATCCACTGATTAACTAGTTTAATAAATGTGGGCGTATGTTTTTCTATTATAGTGTATTTAAAATGGGGAGCGGCAAACTCAACCCTTCGAATGTCAAAATAATTTAAAGGGTTAGGCTTACCATTCTTTAAAGCCATTTATGCCATTTCCTTAACTTCTTCGTAGTAAGCGTACTCGCCCCACGGCGGCACAATTGTATTATTTCCGTGGATAATAAAAATAGTATCACAGTACGTTTCGTCGCCCCATGAGCTCCATGGATAACCGTCAGTAAACATGATAAACTTCTTAGGATTAATATCGTGCTCTTTCATGTAATCCCAGTTGGCGTCAAACTCAGTGCCACCGCCACCCATAACTTCGTAGTTGTCAAACTCGTCCATTGTGTAACCGTCAAAGTCTGCTTCGTTATAGACTTTAGTATCAAAGCACCATACTTTAATTTTAAAGTCTTTGTACTCTTCCATAATGCCTTTAATTTCTGTTAGGAAATCTTTTGCTTGTTCGTCCCCAATACTACCAGACATGTCAATTGATACACAAATATCAATTGTTTCTTGGAACTGAGTACCTGGGAGAATTGCGCTCATGTGCCAGCCTTTTCGGTTAGGGCGCATAAAGCTATAGTCATTCTTAATAGTACTTTGGATTTGTTGACGCAAAATTTCACGCCAGTTCATCTTAGGCTCTGTGAGTTCCTTAATCATTCGTTGAACGCTAGCAGGAGTATTACCCGCACCCGCCGCCTGCGCCGCTTGCATTGTTGCTTCGCGGATCTCATCACGAATTTGTTTAAGTTCGTCTTTGGTATATGACGGTTTATTTTGACCATCTTTACCACTGCCGTTTTCACCCCAATCAATATGATCGTCAAGCAATTGACCAAGTGCGTCTAATTCTTTCTCGTCCATCTCGTCAAAAATTTGGTCATAGACTTCTTCAGCACCCATGCCGTAGTACTTAGGATCATGAAAAATTGTAATACCTTTAATTTGGTGATCACCAATATGATCTCGAACCAATTGCCCGTTTACACAGTAGTCAGCGGCAATATTAAAAATCTTAGCATTACGTCCTTCTTTACGTCCCATATGATCAAATACATTGTGTAAAATTTCATGGGCAATAACAAACTCAACTTGCTTAACTGTGAGTGGTGTAAAAAATTCACGATTGAAATAAATGGTGCGTCCGTCGGTTGCGGCAGTACCCATCCAATCAGAGCCTTCTTCAATTTTAAGGCGTGTAGCCATGTTGCCAAAAAACGGATGACGAAGTAATAGACCCACACGGGCTATAATAATTTTATCAATAATTGGATCATTGTGTGACATATCTACTCCTATTATTTGCTGTATGTATATATTATAACAGGACCCGAAGGTCCTGTCAATTGGTTTTCAACCCTATTAACGACTTTCTTTTTCAGTCGCCGCCGCAATGTACTTACCAAATTTAGCGTGGAACGCATCAAAACACTCAATCTCGTCTGGATCCAACGGCAGTTTATAAGTAGACAATGCCAATTTAGTGCCCATAATAACTAGTTCTGTTTCAAAGTTTTTCATAATGAATTCAAAGAAGTTATTAACTTGTTTGTTCCAATCTTTAGCACCTTTGTCGCAACTATCTTTAAGCTCGTAGCACAATGCTACTGTAAGTGAATACATAGCTGAGATCTCTTTCGAGTCCATTGTTTTAATTTTTCCGCTCAAAATGTCTGTAGGGTTAGGCATTTTACTTGCGTGTTTACGGTGAGCCATGAACTTAATAGCAAGGCCTTCACCAATCGAACCTGAAGTTAGGTCAGTTAGTGTATCAGCATCACAGTCATCATCTACTAGCAGTTCGCTAACAAAAGACCAGCTACGTGGAGTAGCAAAGGCACGTGAGCTAGATTTAGGTTCAAAATCGTACAAGTCCTTTTTGCTGAAAGTCAAAAAGCCAACTACGTCTTTATGAATCTTATTAAGTACAGCCCACTCGTTCCAGTCTTCCCATTCAACAGTCATTTCCAAGTGGACAAAGCGGTTAGCCAACGGAGCAGGCATACGATAAGTTACACCTTTGTCAGTTTCGCGGTTACCGGCGGCAACCATTACAACGTTATCTG